ACACACTTCATCATGCACCCACGCCGCCTTGCATTCTTGCTTGCAGCAGTTGACAGCACAAACCGCCCATTGGTTGTGCCAGCCGCTAACGGCCCAATGAACGCATCAGGTGTTGGAGCAGGCCCTTCTTCATACGGAAACTCCGGCTATCAGATGATGGGTCTCCCAATCATTACTGATGCAAACATCGGAACAACTTATGGAACAACAACAAATCAGGATGAAATCTATGTTGTCAACGCAGGTGAATCTCACCTTTGGGAACAACCAGGATCACCATTCACACTTCGTTATGATGCAACAGGTGCAGGCAACTTGACAATCAAGACTGTCGTGTACGGATACGCTGCTTACACAGCAGAGCGTTATCCACTAGCAGCCTCAATCATCTCAGGAACAGGATTGAGCGCACCAACCTTCTAATTTGAAGGTTCTTTAATAGTGTGAAGAGTGGGTAGGACTCCCCCGACTTACCCACTCTTCACTCCTAAGATTCGGGGGAATCAAATGAAAACAGGTCACAAAGTTACAATCGGGTCTTGCGACCCAGGAATGGTCAATGGCGCTTTTGCGTACAGACTCAATTTTTGAAATAGATGCAGCAGGTACAGGTTGCCTGATGGTGCATCGAAGCGTGTTGGAAAAGATGCGTGAAGTTGCAGACCCAAATCAAGGCAAAGATTGGTGTTGGTTTTGGGATGGGCCTGTCAACGGAGAATGGATTGGTGAGGATTTACTTTTCTCACGAAGAATCAAATCACTTGGGTTCCCAATCCATGTGAACACATCAGTAATACTTCCCCACCAAAAGTCATTTTGGTTAGATGAGAGTCATCACGAAGCATGGAAAGACTGAAAAAACTTCTTCGCAGAAAGCCGAAAGAAACGGCAACGGCGGAGCCACAATTAGAACGAGCAATCCTGCCAAAAGCAGAAAAGAGGATAAAGCGTGGCAATCTATAACGGGTACTCCACACTTGCCGAGTTGAAGGCAGCATTGACAATCAGCGATGCAACAGATGATGCAGCTCTTGAAGCAGCCATCAATGCAACAAGTCGCATGATTGATGACTACACAGGGCGATTCTTTTACAAAGACGGAACAACACAAGCACCTGTTGCTCGCTATTACACCGCCCTTGATCCGTGGACAATGAATGTTGATGACATCACCACAATCACAGAGATTGCAACCGATGACAACTTCAATCAGACTTGGGACACCGTATGGGCAACAAGTGATTTCATGGTTGAACCCATCAACAACCCACGAAGAGGGTGGCCGTTCACAAGAATCCTTGCAATAGGTCGTTATGTATGGCCTTACTACTTGCCACAGGCTTGCAAAATTACAGGTGTGTGGGGTTGGAGCGCGGTGCCTTACGAGGTGCAATCTGCTTGCTTGATTCAATCCTCACGCATCTTTGTTCGCCGTCAGTCACCTTTTGGAATCGCAGGAACACCTGAACTTGGAACTGTGCGCTTAACTTCACGACTTGATCCTGATGTTGAGGCATTGCTTCGACCTTTCCGCAAGAACAATGGGTTGGCTAAGTAATGAACCCAAGTCAAGTTCGAGATGGTTTGAAAACAAGACTGCAAACAATTACAGGCTTGCGAGCGTATGATTTGATTCCTGACACGGTAGTTCCGCCGTGTGCAGTAGTAGGACAATTAGATTTCACATTTGACATTGACAATGCTCGCGGTCTTGACCAAGCGCAAGTTGATGTCCTTGTGATTGTGCAACGCTTTTCAGAGCGTGCTGGACAGGACAAACTTGATGCATACCTTGCAGGATCAGGTTCAACTTCCATAAAGGCAGCAATTGAAGGTGATCGCACTCTTGGGGGAACCGTCAACACTTTGCGAGTTACAGGTGCCGAAGCAGGTACTTATGACTCACAAGGAGTCACATTTCTTTCCTATCGTTACAGAATCACGATTTGGGGATAAGGAGAACCAATGGCATACACCGTCATCTCAGATCGAGAGGTCTGTGGCAAGAAGAAGGGTGAGTCAATCACCGACAAAGAACTTGTTGATGCAGGAGTGAGCGCACCCGCACTCATCGCTGCAAACCACATCAAGGCAAGCAATGCAGTATCACCATCCATCAAACCAGCAACAGAAGGAGTGACCAACTAATGGCACGCATCGTTCTTACAAACGCCTTCATCTCTGTTGGTGGAGTGGACTTGAGCGATTTAGTTAGCTCAGTCTCACTCGCATCAACATTTGATGTTGTCGAAACCTCAGCATTTTCATCATCAGCAACAAAGACTCGCGTGGCAGGTCTTGCAGACAATTCAATCACTCTTGAATTTCATCAGGATTACGCAACAGGCGAAGTTGAGCAAACAATTTACCCATTACTTGGAACAGTTGCAGCAGTAATTGTGAAGCCAAATGGCGGAACAACAAGCGCATTCAACCCTTCATATTCCTGCAACGCGGTGATTTCGGAGTGGACTCCGGTCAACGGTGCCGTGGGAGAGCTTGCCAGCGCAAGTGTGTCCTGGCCTGTAAGCGGAGCAATCACTAAGGCGGTTGCATAATGGCTAGAATCGTACTAACAAACGCATATGTCCTTTTTGGATCAACTGACATCTCAGACCATGTGAGTTCAATTTCACTCAGTTCAAGTTATGACATTGTTGAGACCACGGCATTCGGGCAAACCGCAAAAACTCGTGTTGCAGGTCTTGCAGATAACTCTGTGACTCTTGAATTTCATCAGGATTATGCAACATCAAGCATTGAACAAACAATTTATCCAACACTTGGAACAGCGGTCACAATTACAGTCAAGCCTGTGAATACTACAACGAGTACAATCAATCCCCAGTACGCATTTTCATCCGTGATTTCGGAATGGACTCCGGTGAATGGTGCTGTGGGCGAGTTAAGTACGGCAAGTGTGTCCTGGCCGATCTCAGGCGCAATTACAAAAACAACAACTTGATTGAACTAGGGGGAAACAAATGGATGGATTAAGTATCAAAATCGTCACCAATGATGATGTGGAAAGAGTGTATTCACTTCGACCACGCATCATTGTTGACTTTGAGCAAAAGTACAACAAAGGACTTGCAAAGCTGATTGGCGAAGAGCAGAAACTAGAACACATCTACTTCCTTGCTTGGTTAGCCTTGAAGCACAACGGAAATATCATCAAGCCATTCGGCGGAGACTTCCTTGACACGCTCAAAGAAGTTTCGTTGGTGGCAAACCCAAATTCCGAATCCACCGAGACAGCCTGACCTATTCCATAGCAGCAATTTCGGTGGAGACAGGCATTTCTCCGGTTGCATTACTTGATGCACCCGAAGGAATCCTTGAGTCAATAGTCATATACATGAAAGAACGAGCGAAGGCGCGAAGCAAGTAATGGCGGAAATCAATTATCGAATTGAGATGCAAGGGTTAACCGAAAACATCATCGCCCTTGAACGCTTCGCGCCTGACCTCAAAAGAGAATTGAACAAAGAAATTCGTGGCATTCTTGCACCAATTGTTCTTGAAGCAAAAGGTTATCTTCCAAGCAATGACCAAATCCATCCTTCGGGGTGGGCAAAAGGTGGATTCAAACGCTTCAATGGCATCGGCCCATTAAGTCAAGAACAAACTCGTGGCTTCATTGCCTACGATGCCGAGCGAGCTAAGGCAGGAATCAAACAAACTGCTGCAACTTCCAAGAAAGACGGCAGCGGTTTCCGCAACACTTACGGAGTCATTCAGCGTGACCCAGGTGGAGCAATCTTTGAAACGGCAGGTCGAGGAAGTGCGGCATCTCGTTCACGCAGTAGGACAAGCCGATCACGCAACCCACAGGCTTCACAGCATTTCATTGGTGTGATTCAAAGAGAGCATGGCGCATTACCAACTGCTCGTGGTGAAGGCAAAGATAAAGGTCGCGCAGTCATTCGTGCTGTTGATAACAACAGATACAAAGCATTGCAAGCAATTCGCGAGGCAGTTGATAAAGCCTCTGCAAAAGCACAGGCACGAGTTGATGCCGCAATCAGTCAAAGAGAGGTGTGAGTCGTGTCAATTGTCGAGCGCATAGTCACCGTCTATAATGACAAAGGTTCCAAGCAAGCGGTCAAAGTTCTTC